GTATCTATAATTTTGTTGTAATCAATTAACGCACTAGCGTCGGTGTCAACTTCCCAATTCCCTTGTAGTAAACGCTCGCGTTCATTTGGTGTTAAGTTTCTTTCAAGATTGTCAAGATATCCTTTTGCAATCATCTTGTTGTCCTGTGGCAATGCTTGTACAAATTTGCGCCATTCGGGCAACGTACCCGCTTTGTTCGGGATGTAATAGTCGCGATATAAATAGTTTTTTGACGGGTTACACGTTTGCAACAATTTAGCGGTTAGTTTGTATTCATTGTTTTTCCAACGCCCTAAACTTGCCGCCAAGTTGTTCTTTGCTGCTTCTTCAAATTCGCCCGCTTCTTCGATTGCGCCCCTTGTCATCTGCATTGAACCGAAACGATAATATTCGGGGTCGCTAGGCAAGTATTTAGCATCTAACAAATACACGCGTGAACCATTATGTAATTCGTAGTAGTTATCTTGTCCGTTGTATTTCCATTGGTCTGCTCTTATGTTCCAGTGCGCAAATACTTCGTGAATTGAAGGAATTGTAAATTTTCTAATATTTGTTAGTGACTTACGCGCAATAAAATAGTTTGTGCCTGGATACAAGAATGCATCGCCAAAGATTAACGAACACATAAGATAAGATTTGCCGCTGCCCTTACTTCCGCCGTATGCGATGTCGGTTGTTGTTGAATCAACCCACAACTTGCAGACTTCTTTTTGCTTTAAATTTCCGTGCGTATTAAATTCTATTATCATACGCCCCAATTTAGAAACGTCGGTTTAATCGGTGTGTGATGTGGGTAAGCAAGTGTGCCATAGTCTTGAATAGGTATGTTGTGCAATCGCATCAACGCGCTTAAATACGCTTGATCGTGTCGACTGCCTTTGTAATTTAAGTTTCTTGAAAAATCGTGATAGAACGAACCATTGATGCTGCCTTGCAACCACTTATCAAACACTTCAACGCATTTCTTGTTAGTAAAATCAAACATAATGCAACAAGCCATTATTTGTTTCCATCCGATGACGTTAGGACCACCTAGTTTATCGATTGCAAAGTCGCTTATCCAATCTTCGAGCGAATGTCCTTCGTTGTTCCACGCAAGAATGCCGTGTTCTTTTACTTGCGCCCATAACGGTTCAACGGGTAACATCACGCGAATAGTAGAATCGCACCAAAGTATTCGTGTGTATCCTTTCTCGCGTGCTTCTTGTATTGCGAATGGCTTGAATTGATACGGCATATCTGCGTGCTGCCAACTCTTGCCGTGTTTCTCGGTCACGGGCCACGAACCAAGTTCGATGTTGACGCCGTAATAGTTTTTACAATAACCATCAACGCTGCGCATCAAATAGTCGCCTTCATAATTACCCAAAGACGATTCGATTAATGCTAATTGTGCTTTTCTATAATCTTCGCGACCATTTGACGATACTGATACTAAACAACTAGAGCGCATAAATTAGGTTTTCAAGTGAGCGATATATTTCTTTGAATCGTGATGGTACTAACGCGCGTATCTCTGCTTCAATGTGCCTGTCGTTGTTGTATTCAATACACAAACACTTAACGCCGTCCAGGTCTATTTGTTTCAATATATCAATGTCCATTCCTTCTGCGTCTATGCTTATGAAATCATATTGCTCTTGTGTGAACTTATCGTATGTCATCACTTTGACGCGCACTGGTTTAAACTCCGTTCCTTTCCAACGCGCCATCTCGGTTTCTTTGATAGTTGATAACAAAGACGTGTCGCCCTTGTTCAAGTGCGTTCCCATATCAAATAGTTGCGTAAATCCGTTCTTCTTTCCGATTGCTACTTTGTGCGTTGTTACGTTGTCGTTCTTCTTGTACAGCATTTCAAGCATTTTGTACGCCGTCGGTGATGGTTCTACTAAGTCGGCTTTCCATCCTAGTTCAATCAATGCGCGTGAGTTGCTTAACGTGATGCCGTCATTCTCTCCGATGCTCAACAACTTACCGGTGTAGCCTTGAAAGTAGTTTTGTATCGCGATGTCTTCTTGGTTTTGTGAATAGTGTTTCATTTACTTGTGGTTTACAAATTTATATGTGTATAGTTCTTTATCAATCAAAGTTTCTGTCTTTATCAATCTACGATTGTGTAGTTGCGTCGCAAAGTTGTAATCTTCTTCTCTATATTTATTCTCAAATGGAACTTGCAACGCGATAGTGCGTTTAATAGGTACGATGTGATTAGGGTAACGCAAATAAACTTCTTGTCCGTTTCTTATTTCTGATTTGTATGGCAAGTCTTTAGATATGTACCATTTCTTTGGGTTTGTTCCGTCAGTAGTCATAATACCATTGAACACGATCGCGTCCGTGTCTTGTTTCGCCGCGTCTAGTATGCTGCTAACATAATCGCTCGCCACTTCGTCATCGTCATCAACGTGAACAACGTAAGTTCCGCGTGCGATGTTGACCAGTGCGTTTCGTTTGTTGCCTGTGCTTATCTCACCGCCGTCAACGTGCGTGAGTATTTCTACTTGTTCGTTGCCGTTTATTTGTCGTCGTAGTTCGTCGACAAGACCGCGCATCATACCCGACCGCTTGTGTAGTGAGCAAATTAAGATTGAAAGTGTCATATTGTGATGTGTTTAGTGTACTGATTGAGCGGGAAATCCAGCCGCTTTGCGTTTGTTGTAGATAACCTGGTCTTCGTAGTAGTGCGATTCGCTCTCTCGTAACAAATCATCTGCAACCGACTTTCCGAATGCTGGGTGTTGGTGTTCAAAGATCCTTTCATTTACAAACTTATATTCGTTGCGCATCTTTGCCACTTCGGTCGCCTCATTGTCCGACCACAATGATTTGTAGTCGGGATGATAAATGTAGTTATCCAATTCATAGTATCTGCGGCTCATTATAGACAATGTACAAAGGTCTTGAGTATATCCGTCGGGAAAGTGTACAAACCCTCTAGAATCGTCTTTAAATGCGTCTACGATGCGTTTATCGAACGCGGGTATTAAGAATTTCATATCGTCCGACATATTTACAAGGATGTCCCAATCACCCGAATCGTCCATATCGCGATTGATTGCCTCAATCTTGCTTACTTTATTTCCGTAGCGAATAGTTATTTCGTTGCGTTCACCAATCCATTTTAGCATTTCGTAGTTATACATCGTCGTGTCGTCAACGTCTGCGCTTACTAGAATCTTATAGGGTTGACTTGCAAAGTCTGCGATGTTGCATATCGCACGTTTGAATTTATCGGGTCTTGAACGGGTGGCGAATTTGTATAGTATCATATAGTTTATTTGATGACCATTCCTGTAATTTGTATTGTCAATGGTGATTCGGGATCGCCAGTGATTTGCAAAGGCAATAGTTTACTACTTAATTTGTAGAACTCGGTTGCGTTTTCTTTGCCCCAAGTAAACAAATTTGCGTTAGGATCTTCTTGCATCTCGGCGAATGCTATCTCAAATACTTTACGAACGCTCATAAGTTCCGTGTTTGGTTTACCCTTTACGCGTCCGCCTGTTTTGGGTGTTCCTTTTTTTCTTCCTGCCATTTCTATCGATTTCTATTTTCAAATCAAAGGTAGTAATTATTGCCAAAGTAAAAAGTAAAAGTAAAATCGACCATATATAGAAATATGTATAAACACATATTTATTTATATATATATAATACTTTTTTTTATTCTTAATGTTTTGGTTTACTTTTTTACTATTACTAGAAAATCGAGTTTACTATTTACTTTGACGTTTTTGGCTCTATTACTTTGTTATAAATCAATCAATTATAAACGTTACATAAAGTAAATAAAAAGTAAAATAGTAAAATAATTATTTTACTTTGGCACTACTTCTTTACTTTTTTTGTGTTTTGGTATTACATTTATTTATCTATGTTGTTCAAAGTAAATTTTTTATTTTACTTTCCTACTTTGGTTTTTACTTTCTAAAGTAGTTTTTGGTAAGACCCGTGTTCCACTTTTTGGAACAAATCTTTATTATTTTTTAGCCACATTTTAATCGTTGGCGGCTTAACATTATATTTTGCCCCTATTTCTATTGCGGTTTTTGTGCTAAATCCTTCGGTCAATTCTCTATAAATAATATCGTAAGGTTTCTTTAAATTGTCTAAAGGTGTTTCGGGACTTAATATCTTTAATGATTTAAGCATATTACCCAAAAAGTATTCCGTTAGTCTTATTGCACGTTCAACGGCTGATTGTTCAACTACAAATGTTCTATTGTCTAAATCGTCGCAACATTGTAAGATTAAAGCAAATCGTAAGCAATACGCTTGATATTTTGCAATAATACCCTTTGCGTTTTCGTCCTGTGAGCGGTTATAATACAAGTTTTTGTAATCGTGCCACGCTTTATAAAGTGTTAGCGCGTCGTTGCTTAATGTGTATTTGTCTTTTACATCATTACCTCTAAATATTAATAGTCTATCAAAAATACTATCTACTTCTTGCTTAATATGTTCAGGACAACTAACTACATCAAACGCTGGTTTAGGTTCTGATTCGGGGAATACAAATAAAAATCTATGATAAAATCCGTTATATTGGTTGTCATTCTTCGACAATATTTCCATAATCCCAGGTTGTATTCCGCCAACAATTCCCATCGAATAATCAATTACTTTGCGTTCCTCAACCGTTACCCTTTGCTGAAACACGGTTTCACTTGACCACATTTGCAGCCATTTTTGAGCGTCGTCGCCGTCTTTATATTGACTCATTCTCTTAATAAATCCCGCCAATTCATCCGCCACCAAACAACATCCTTTCGGGTTGTATTGTAAAACATTTATGACCGTTTCAATAGTTGCGTCGTCAATAATCATTTGACGTAATATTGGTTTAATAGGCAATGCTTTGTTTTTGTCCTTCTTGTCGACTCTTGCTAGTTCTTCGTTATATTCTGCCACTTTGTGCCTGTATGTACGATAATTTTCGTCATCAAGGTTTTTAAGATAGTTGTAAGCAATGCCCATTGCGGGACTTTTACCGCCGCCCGCGTGTGCAACAATAGCCATATATAAATTAGTTCGTAGTTTATAGCCTTGTAATGCTTCCAGGTAACAAGTATTGCCTATTGCCGTACTGATAGCCGATAACATAAAACCCGCAATGTATTCGTTTTGTATTTTATGACTTTTTATATAATCTTCTATTGCCGTCGGGAATACATCATAAGGAAATTGCATCCTGTCCTTTGAAATCGGTTGTTGCTCTATTGGATGCTGATTTATTTCAATGCCAATACTATCAGCAATACATTGTATTTCGTCAATTGTCTTTTTCCAATCTTTGCCGTTTTTGTAGTAAATTATTCGACTTGGTGTCAATATCCAAGACCTATCGCCTTTGCCTTTGCCATCTGCGAAAGATGGGTAACCTTGTATAGATGTAGTAAATAACAATACTTTGCGTGAACTAAAATAAACTTTTGCCGAGTAATTAGTTAGTGAACCTCTGCGCAAATATGCCGTGTATTTGTCTTTATTTTTATATCTGAAATCCCTTGATTCGTATAAACTCATTTGATTAAGCATTTCTTCGAATGCTTCTTCGTTTATTTCTTTATCAAATAACAAACAAGCATTTTCGTATTGTTGCGGATATTCAACGGGATTGAAAGTATTGTTTATTTCTTCTTTGTACTTGTTAAATAAACCGCCTGTACTAATCAATAAATCATATTCATCGTCGGTAAGTTCTTCTAAATCCTCAAATGAATTGTGAAACATATCATAACCAGGTGTAGGCGCGCAATATGATAATAAGCCGCCCGTATAAACGGCAATGACTTCTTTGCCTGTTTCGCTTGCTGCTAATGTAATTTTGTGTGTTAATTTTGGGTACTTGATGTAAACGTGAAACCCCTTATTTCGTGTAGATTCAATACAAACCTTTCTTAACACATCGGGATTTGTTGCTTCTATAATTTGCAGCCAATCATTAAAAGACACCGTTCCATCCTCATTCTTTGTATCAAAATCAATCGTTCCAAAAGGCGCAAATAGTTTTAACGCGATGCCGTTTGCATTATCAATTAAATCAATCCACTGGTCTAAAGTAGTTTCGTTCCACTCTGATTCTAAAATCGTTGAATGCGCAATTATATGACTAGACGCAACTTTGGTACTAGAATCCCACTTAATTGGTAGCGGTTTTAACCCTATTTTGACAAGTTCTTTGAAAATATTTATGTTCATAGTTCGGTGTTATCAAAAGGATTAATAAATGTGGCTTTAAGTGATTCATCGATAAATCTATCAAAAAAAGGAATTAAAACACAATGGTCGCAACTTCTCCTTAAACTTGTGTCTTTTTTTAATTTTTGCAATAGAAGATAAAACGCCGCTCTTTCTTCAATAGTGAACGCGAATGTCATTGTTAGGTTATTCATAAAATAAAAAACCCGAAAGTGGTAAGGGTGACTCGACTAAAAACCTAATGTTTTCAATCTCCTTACCGCCTTTCGGGCGTTTCTTTGTTTTTTAATTCGCAATGGAGTCACCGCATTACGCTACAAATATACTAATTATTCTTATCATCCATACATTTCACGCAAGTTCCTTCAACTAATAACGTGTTGTGTATTGTGCAAATTTCATTCATAATGCTATCGTAAAGTTTAAAGAAATCTTCGGGTGAAGATACGAACTCGTAGATTCCGCCCGCTCTGCGTTCTTTTACTTGCTCTGCTAATTGATATGGTGATGCCTTGTCTTTGCCTATTTTTATCTCAATCATTACCGAACGACCGCGTATTGTTGCTGAAATGTCCGACGTTCCGCGCCTGGTGCTTGATGGTATGTACTTTTTAACCGTTACTATGTCGTTGCCGTGTTTCTCTTTCCCTTCCACAAGCCTACCCATCACGTTGACGCGTGTTGCTCGATGTTCGTGCCATAACAGGAAATTACAAATGTAGGTCGTAAGCCCATTTGCCGTCTTGATTTTAGGCATTTTTGGTCCACTATACAACCCGTCTGCGTATGCCTGCGGATAAGCGTGTTTAAAGTTGTGTTCGTGAGCGCGTTGGTATCGGTCTTGGTAGGTCATATACAAATATAAAACACCCCGACCGAAGCCGGGGTGTGAATGATTAAAACGGCAGATCAGAAGTTTTGTCGTCCGCCAAATACGTTCCCGCTTGTGGTTTCCCTTCTAGTTGCTTAAAATTACCGATGTAAGTTTTCTTTTCTTTTGCTTCGCGTTCTTCTTTAGATTGACGCACGTTGATTGAGCCAATGTTTCCGTAGATGTCGGGTTGCTCGTTTACCCAAATGTCAACCGACAAATAAAGTTTCCCGTTCTTGTCTGATTTGGCAATTTTTGTCTTGTCAATATCTGACAAACAAATTGATCCTGTATAAAGTGTATTCATAATTGATAAGGCCCGTTATATCGTCACGGGCGCACGTTATAAGTTAATTACTTCGTAAGTGTGTTTTACTTCAACGTTTTTTGTGTAAAGCATATAATAAAATCCTTGTTCAATGCCGCCAGTGTAAAAATATTTTTCACCGCCCGATTGTTGGAATTTCAATCCTTTTTCTTCTGAAAACTGCTTTAATTCTTCGTAGTCTATGTCGTTTAAAACATAATTAACGTAAGTAACGTTGTCATTCTCTGCAACGATTTTCGCTGCGTTTGTTCTCCAGGTGTCAAGTGTTTCTTGTAGGTTCATTTTAGTTTATTTTAAAGTGACTGCCACGCTAGTGGTCGATGTCTTTGATGGTGGATAAATTTTGTACGTTTCGCCTGTGATTTCGTCGGTAAATAATACGCCCGATGTAGGTACTACTTTTAAGAAGTCTTGTCGCGCTTTAAGTGCAATGGTGGCGCGTTCTGAACGTTGTTGTAGTTCTGCTAGCATCAAATCGCCGCATTGCGAATAATCGTATTTTGTACCAACTTCGCGGATGCTAAACTTTGCGTTTTGATAGTCAAACGCTTTGCCGTATTTCGTTGCTTCTTCAAGCAATATATCGCGATATGTGTTGTCCGCAATTAATGCTTCCGCAATCTCAATCATTGCTTTCGCTTGCAAGTGTACTTCTAAAGGTTTTGCGCTGCCTTCTTCAAGTCGCGCAATGATATCTGACACGAATGTTGCGCGTTGCGCCTTATCCGTCTGAAATAGGCTTAAAATCGATTGTACTGTTAGTTTATCTGACATAGTCTTTGTTTTATTTCTTCGTAGGCTTCCGTTAGAATTATATCTTGGCCGTCGAATGGTTGTGATGGTTTAATATTTGAGAGCGATTTGAACAAATAGATTTTCCATTGTTCGTCGTAGTGTAGAATCTGCATCGCGCCCTCAATCTCGCGATGCAGTTTAATTCTATACTCTTGCGCAACATTATACATACGTTGACGCTTTTGCTTTGAACGTTTCGATTAATTCGCTAGCCGAACGCATTTCCTTTGGTAGTGCTTTCCATAGCGATGTTAATTCCGCTTTATCTACCGCGTTGTTAATCGCTTCAATAACGTCGTCGTAATCGGGTAACACTTCAACAGGCGCGTCGATGGTAACTTGTTCCATTTCCTCGGGCGTGTACACTGGTCCGCTAAATACATCGGGAGTGTAGAACTTAACACCATTAGAAATAGCGCGAGCAAATAGCATATTTTTTGGGAACTTGTCGATGTTCTTGGTACCCGCTTTTTTTGCGTCATCGATTGTGAATGTGCTAATGCCAAGTGATTCTTTGCCTTGAAAGAACTCAATAGAACATATTTTTTCGCTATGATCTACAACGCGAAAGTCATACTTGCCACTTCCTTTAATTGATGACGCGATAAGACCTGCACCAATCGTTGGTTTGCCTTGGATGATGTGAATGCCACTCATACTTGCGAATGGGGGTATTCCAATTTCTTGACCTGCGATGATTTTCACCATTGCTTGTGCTGCACTTTTAATGTCAGTAAACATTCCGCTCTCGGCGAATGCTTTTCCGATAGACATTATATCGGTTGTGTTGATTTTTTGAATTTCCATTTTGGTTTAGTTTATGGTAAGAAAAAAATATAAATTAAAATAAATAAGATTAACGCGTACTTAATAGTATCGGGATTAATCGTTGGCCTGTCGTGGTCTTGTCCATAATACATCTTGAAACATTTTGGTGAGTTGATTAGTGTAAGCCGAATACAAACGATTGCGTATGCGTGATGTGCGACCGATTAAATCGTCGTAGTGTTTGTGTTTAGACATATAGACTAAACGACTATCACACTTTGTAATCATACGCATTATAGCGTCAAGTTTTGCGTGTTGCTTTCTCATTCTGAAATAGTTTGAAGTTCACGTTCTGCTTGTTCGTACGATAGGCGCGTTGCCGTTTCGTTGTCTTCAAAGCCGTTTTCTAGTTCAATGTTTTCTTGCTCGGTAGTGAGCGGATCGTTGGGGTAATTTTCCCGAAGCCAGTGGATGTATGCCATTTTTTTGAGTTTTAAAGCGCAGCGTGAATCGCTTTGCGTAACAAATATACAATAAATTATTATAACAATGCAATTAAAAGTTATCAACATCGAAATATCCTTCTTTTACCGCCGTCCTGTCTTTACGATACACGTTAAATCTTACGGCTTTGTAGCCTTTTTGCAACATATACGCGTGAACTGGCGTTAATGTCAAACATAAAGCGCGAGCCATCACTGTGACGGCTTCTTTGTCGTGGTTGTCGTCTACATAC